GTGTTGGCCAGCTCGTTCCAGTTGTACGCCCAGTCGGCCCTAGCCTTCGCCAAGCCGTTCGTCTTGGCGGCCACGCTGGTCGTGCTGGCCGTGAAACGGACTTCCTCCCAGTCGTACTTCCACTTTAGGTCGGCCGTCACCACCGTGGACAAAACGATCCTGGCCGGCACCATCGTGAACTCGGTGCGGTAGGTGTCCAGCTCGCGGCCGGTCGAGAACGACGACGCCGCCCGCTGCATCGCGGAGGCCGCGGCACGGTCGCCCTCGAGCATGGCCGCGTAAATCCCTCTCACGGGGTCACGCCGTTCTCGGCATTCTCCAACCGGTTGAACGCCCAGGTACCCGAAGGCAGCAACGTGCTGGCGTTCCAGTTGGTCGCCTCGACGTTCGCCCGCTTCCAGCGGACGTCCGTGGCCTGCCCGTTGGTGGTGTCAATCTTGATCTTGTTGTCCGTGTCCCGCTTGGCGACCTGCTCGAAGAACAGGTAGGTGTCGTGCAGAAACACGATGCGGGCGGTGAAGTACTCGTCCTCGAGCTGCTGGAACCCTACGTCGGTGAGGAGGCAGCTGTACGCCGGGAACCCCATGAACGTGGCGTTGTTCAAGGTCAGCCCGTGCGTCGACCAGGCGGTGTCGTAGCCGGTCAACTGCGTCTGGAAGGTGTCTATGACGGCACTGAGCGTCACGGTCACCTGTGGGACCGGGATCATCACCGGGTTGCCGCCCTCGTCGAGCTTCGTCCCGCCGATGTCGGTGGTGCTCTCGAGCGTGGTGCCGGTCGGGAACGCCGCCGTGCCGTTGATGTCCCGGTAGCAGGCCATCGCCCGCGTCGAGGGCTGGATGCTCCGGTTGACGGGCAGCCGGGCCTTGGTGGCGTCGTCGTTCCTGAGGACGTACCTGGTGCCGTAGGTCAGCGTAACGTCGGCCATGTAGCCGGCGGCCGGGGACAGCATCTGCACGTTGATGTCCCGGAGCCTAAGCGTCTGGGCGACGGTGCCGGTGGCGAACGACGAGGCGTACGGCTTCCGCGGGTACAGCTTGGACGAGATGCCTGCCGGAAGGCCGCCAGCAGCCCGCAGGTCGACCAGGATGGATTCCGGGCCGTTGGTCGAGGTCCCGGACGGGTCCCACACCTTCCACGTCTCGACCAGGCGGCCGCCTGCCTCGTCGTACTGCGCGCCTGTTCTTGAAACGGTCACGGCCATGGTCAGTTCCCTTGCATCGCAGCCGTCTGCTTCTTCAGTTCCTTGAGGCTTTCCGCGGCTACCTGCGCTTGCGCCGTGTTCTGTGCGGTGCCGACATCGAACGCAGACTGAAAGCGTTCTCCAGAAATTGCCTGTCCGAGTCCCAGCATTGGGTTTGCTCCCGGCCCTACAAGACCGCCAGGCCCCACGGCAGATAACGGGTTTTCAATCAATGACCCGATCCAGTCGCCGAGACCGCCCGCAAACCCCTTGGCACCCGTAAGCAATCTTTGCCCACCCGTCGACGAAGCGAGCGCCTGCTTGAAAGTTTCGTAGACGCCAGGCCCCTCGACAATCTCTTGGGTGCCGGCAAGCAGGGCAAACGCACTTTGCGAGTCGGTCACCAGCTTCTCGATCTTCCCTTCCGACATCTTCCTGTTGAAGTCTTCCAGTGACCTCGAAGCCTCACGCCTGAAGCTGTTCAGGTTCTCGACGAACATGATGGTGCCGGCCAGCGCGGCCATGGGCGCCGCGACGGCCGCGACGCCGCCGCCGACGCCGCCCATTGCAAAGCCCTCGGCCAAGCCGCCCGCAATGCCGAAACCTCGGCCAAAGCCGGCCATGCCGAGTTTGCCAAGCACCTCGTTCTGTCGCCTGATGTCCCTGGTGAACTGACGCATGTCCCCCTTGGCCTTGTTCAGGCTGTTGGAGAACCCCTGCGTGCTGAGGTTCAGGGCGACGTTCAGCCCGACCTTCCGACTCATGTGCGGAACCCCGCGGCACGGATCGCCGCTTTGGCCGCTTCACGGATCTGCTCGTCACCGTAGAGCTTGACCGCCTCGAAGGTCTTCGTGCGGTACCTGGTGCGCCCGAGGTACCGTTTGTGGATCTTGTTGAAGGCCCCAACTTCCGGGAAGTGGCCTCGCCAGCCAGCCGGGAAGTACGCGCCACCGGTTGGCCTTAGTCCGCCGACGCCGACCCAGATGACCCGGCCACGCCTGTACCGCTTGACCCGGTAGCTGATCGCCTTGCGGAGCATGCCGCCCGGCTCAACCGCCGCGATAAAGCCCGTGTTCGCCCCGTTCCGTGGCGTGTTCATGCCCTCTTCGCGGTAGCGGTTGTACTCCGCTTTCGCTTTCGGCGCGAACTTCTTCATGGTCCGCCGCGTGGCCTTGGCCCAGTCCCGCAGGTACACCTTCATGGTGTCCCAGCGAATCTTGCGGTCCACGTCGTTCAACGCCCGGTTGAGGAGGACGGTATCGGTGGACTTGATCGTGAAGCTGACGCCCTGCGTTGGTCTAGCCATTTGCGTGCCTCTTCCCAGTCCGTGGCGTTGAGGCCGTTGGCGACGGCCAGCGGCGTGTGAAGCTCCAACCGATTGCAGGACGCGAGCAGGAGCCGACGCGCGTCCCGACCTAGTTTCCCCCTTCGGAGTACAGGGCGTTCACCTGTTCCAGCAGGGGCTTGACGGCCGACCAGTCGCAAGACATCGCGTCCTCGAGCGTGGCGAACACCGGCTTGCCGTCCCGGTGCAGGTGGCGGGCGAGCAGCCACGCCGACGCCTTGAGTTCCTCGCCGGGGTTCTTGGCCACGAAGTCGGCCAGCACCACGGCGTCCAGGACCGTCGGCCGCGTCAGCTCGCAGGCGACGCCCGCAAACCAGATCGGCTTCGGCTGGCCCTTCAGCGCCCGCGTCAGATCGTCCAAGTGCCGTCTCCCACGAAGCTGATGGTGGCCTTAACCAGGTCATCCACCGCGGCGGTCGCATTGACCTCCGTCACCAGGACGTTGCCGGTCCACGTCTCTGGGCCGGTGTTCCAGGTGACCGTGGCGGCCACCGAGGCCCCTGCGGTTTCCATCTGGTCCACCAGCGTGGCGTGGTCGCTCTTGTCGTAGATGACCTCGAGCGACCCGCTGACGCGAGCGACGCCGTACTTGTTGCTCTCCCAAGAGTCGCCAAGCGCCGTGGTCGGGAGCGTGGTCCTGCTCACCGTGACGTTGGCCGAGGTCACGAAGGGGACAGCCCCGCCGATGTTGACGCCGCAAACAGAAACCGCCGTGCTGTTAGCCATAGAACACCTCGAAGGTGGAAACCGCGATGGACGGCCGGTGCTCGTCGCCCTCGCCCACCGTCATGGTGTCGAGGGTCCGGCCCTTGTAGATGACTGCGTTGACGGTGACGGACGCGAACGTGCCGCTGCGCTCTATCGCCGTCTGGACCAGGTCGGCCTTGGTCAGGGCGTCGCCCGGCTCGTCCGCGATGCTGCGGACCTCGACCGTGGCGATGGCCTTGCGGGGACCGATGACCGCCGTCTCGTCCGACGTGACGTCGAAGTACACGCACGGGAGGCCCTCGGCCTGGAGCCTCGAGCCAAGGGCGATCCGCCCGCCGACCGCGTTGCTCAGGGCCGTGCCGGGCGTGCCGGTCGTGAGCATCGAATACACGGCCTTCTCGATCACTCGACCACCTCCACCACCCGGACGATGGCGGTGCGGTGCTTGTTCTTCATGTCCTGGATGGCCACGATGCTGCAGGTCCGGCCGTTGAACGCCACCCGCCACCGCTCGGTGACGCCGTAGCGCTGCAGGGTCGGCCACCGGCAGACCAGGTCAAAGGTGCGGATGACGGCCGGGCCGCCCCCCCATTCCCCCTCGACGGCTCCGACGTCGCGGACCTCGGCCCGGACGTACGTCTTGGTCGCCCAGGACGGGTTGGGACGGCCGAGGGCGTCGGTGGTGTCGGTGGGCTGCATGATGCCCACGACGGTGTTCAGGAGCCCGCAGGTGATCATCGCAGGGCGCTCCGGACGCTGCGTGAGTCAAGGATGACCTGTGCCGAGAACGGCACGGGCCGCAGCTCGACCGGGGCCGCCGCCTCGACGTTGGTGTACCAGTGGGCGACCAGGGCCACGCCCGCCTGCATCAGGTCATGCGGGACGGCACTGCCGTACCCGCAGGTGTAGGTGATGTCCACGGTGCCGTCATCGGCCGTCTCGTCGGTGTCGAAGACGAGCATGGCCAAGGGCCCGTCCGTGTACCGCAGCTTGTAGTCGGCCGCGGCGAGCGTCGACGCCACGCCGTCCTTCTCGTAC